AGAAAAAGAAAAAGAAAAAGAAAAAGAAAAAGAAAAAGAAAAAGAAAAATCCCAACCAGAAAAAAAAGGTCCAGATAATGCACCAGTAGGAATTTTTGATTCTTTTAATTCTACTATGAAAGAAGAAAAGGAATACATTCCAAACAGAGATATAGAATTAAATAACTATTTCAATTTAGATGCTAAAATGAAAATGAAATGTAACAAAGAATATTTCAAATTACCAAAGGATGAAAGAACAACACCAGAACATTTTTATTTTACTTTTTGGAAACATCAACCAGAAAATATTAATCAAATGAAAGAATTAGGTATAAAGATTATTTAATGGATAACATCAATCAGAGATTTAAATTCAACCAGACCACTTAAAAATGATTGTTTAATGGATAACATCAATCAGAGATTTAAATTCAACCAGACCACTTAAAAATGATTGTGGCGAGGAAATAACATCAAAGGGATTATCTCCGATGGTGCACTGGTCCGAAAAAAATATTTTCATAAAATAAATCTTTTCCCAAATATGAAACTATTTATATCTATAACCAATATAGATATGAATTTAAATGAAGAACCAAGTCGCGATAAAATAAGACATAGAGAACGAGCACAACAAATAAACAGTTTTGAAAACATGAATTTTTCCAGACGAGCGATACCAACAGATATAGACGGTTTTTTAGAATTTGATGGAAAACTTTTTATAAATTTTGAAGGAAAGTATAAAGGTAAAGAAATGATGTATGGACAAAGATTATCATTTGAACATCTGGTTCAATCACATAAAAGAGGCGGGGACGCCGCCTTTGTCATCCTGTACGAACATACAACACCCTGTAACGAAGATGTAGTTGTGGGCGAACAACTGGTAACCAAAGTATATGATAGTCGATTCTGCGAGTGGAGAACACCAACCAGACCGATTAGAGTACAGGAAGCAATTGATATGATAATTAAATACGCTGTGAAGCATAACATAATTAAACTAAACTAACATGATGAAATTGGAAGAACTAGAACAGGTAATGCAAGTTTATCTTAAAATAAAGGATGACCAAGCAACCACAACAGAAATAAATGACGCTTATTTCTTGATAAATAAAGACCCAGCATCTGAAGAAGAAAGAAAACAATATATATATGACTGGATTGGATTAAGATATAATGATGTATATACTGCCACAGTAAAAACACAATTTGATATAAATAAAATAATGAAAAGAAGAAAGATTTAAATGGTAAATAACTACTGGAGTTCTCAAGATAATAAATTGATAAATGAATTCTATTATTGTTATACTGGTATTACATCAGGTAAAACAAGAAATAGAATATTCAAACAATTGCAACCCAAACTGAATTTACTTATTGGTAATGCAATTCAAATAAGAATATCTTCTTGGAGTGACGAAGATAAAGAAGAAGCCAGACAGGATTGTTTATTACGTATATGGAATGCACTATCTAATAAATTAGATGAAAGAAAAATTCAAGGCGTTCTTAAATATCTATGGGTAATCACCAACAATATGTTGTTAACCATTGGCAGACGCCACAGTTTAATAACAGTGCCAGATATTATATATGATAGTGAACATTTATCAATAGTTACTTTCCCTGAAGTAGAAGAATATAATGAAGATGATATACAGGAATACAGAAAAGCAATCATCAAAGAATTGGATAGAAAGATAATTGAGCAAGAGAAACTGAATAGAGTTAATACTATTTACTTAACACTACTTCGTGAGTATCTTATAGCAAATGATTATGATGGTAAAGGCTTTCAAGATTATATATGTCAAACATTAAACATCAATCGCAAGAACTTCTATCAGATAAATTTTAAATTAAATATACGTTCATCAGTATTTAATAATAAACAAAAATAGCACATAAGCCCGCCACTAGTTGAAGTTTTTGTAACTCATTGGATACCACACCCCCAAGAGACGCTTAAAATATATGGTCAGCAGGTAGTACCCATAAATCAGGAACAGATATGAAGAAGCCAGTAACAATAACACTAAGGATTGAAGAAGTAATAAATGATAATTATATAATACCAAAACATTTATTACAATCAACGATAAATCATTTTATTCTGTATAAAATAAATGGTAAGATAGTTAAGAAGAAATATGAAAAAAGTTAATATAAAACTCGCATCAAAAGAACTGGATAGACTCAATGCCAGTGATTCAAAGAAAACGATTATCCTAAATAATATTGAGTTGTACAACGATTTGATTACAGCATACAAACAAGACAAAGAACAACGCAACCTGTATATCATCTATCAATTGAATGGTATGATTATAAAACAAATGAATGAACTTGAAAAACTTTCAAAGCAGAATGAAGAACTATCTGATGATACATTTACCGCAATGGTTGATGCGATTAAAGATAGAAAAGTAAAACCTGTAAATGGTTTTAACAATAAAGCGAAAGATGTTGAAACAAGGTAATGACAAATAAAGAAATCGCTGTACAATACGCCAATGATATCATCAATGAAATAATTCCAGCTTGTATCTATGTTAAACAATCCTGTAAGCGGTTCTTATCTGATTTAGAAAATCCGCTGTACTATTACAATGATGAAGAAGTAAACGCGGTGGTGGCGTTTATCAATTCCTTATATCTGACAGAACAAACAACCAAACAACATTTTCTATTAGAAAACTGGCAAACCTTTATTGTTGTTAACATCTATGGATTGTTTAAAGTAAGTACCAACACAAGAAAGATAAAGTATTCATATATCGAATGTTCAAGGAAGCAAGGAAAATCACAATTCGTTAATGCTCTTGCCCTGTATCACCTGATTTTTGATACAGATAGTCAGGTTATTATATCCGCCAATTCAAAAGACCAAGCAAAAAATGTTGACTTTAAGAAGTGTAAACAGTACGCCAGCCAGTTAGACAGGAGCAAGAAACACATCAAACATTATTATAACTCATTAAGGTATAGAGATAGTGAATTAATTGTGACAGCATCCGACGCCAGTAAATTGGACGGCCTGAACACGAGTTTCGCAATCATTGATGAACTTCATGAAGCACCGAACAACCTGATGTACAATGTAATAAAGTCATCAATGGGGTCCAGAGAACAACCATTATTTATTGTAATCACCACCGCAGGTTTTGATACAAGTTCATTCTGTTATCAGTTAAGAAGTTATTGTACAGATGTACTTAATGGTATTGCTGAAGATGAAAGCCAGTTTGTAATCATATATACATTAGATGAAACTGATGATTACACTAATCAGAATTGCTGGATTAAAGCTAATCCAAACTTGAATATATCAGTAAGGAAAGATTTTCTTGAAAGTGAAGTTAACAAGGCGGTGAATTTTGAAGCTGAAAGAAATGGTGTATTGGTTAAGAACTTCAACAAGTGGTTAAAATCTAATAGTGAAGATGACTGGATAAATGAAAAGTATGTGGTGGAAGCGATGGCTGATATATCAATCAATGATGACAGGTTTAAAGAACTTGATGTATATGTTGGTGTTGACCTATCAAGTATATCTGATATCACCGCCATTACATATATGATACCTGATAATAATATCATATACTTCTTCAATCAATATTATGTACCTGAAGATAGTATTAATTCCAATGTCAATAAAGATATGTTCAGGAACGCCGCCGCTAATGGTCACTTGAATATTACCAGCGGTAATGTGGTTGACTATGATAGAATATTAGAAGATATCCTGAAGGTTAATAACAGCCACGCCATTCAATTGGTATCATATGATAAATGGAATAGTACACAATTCGCCATTGACGCCACGCAATCAGGATTGAAGTTAATACCATATAGTCAAACAGCAGGTAGTTTAAATAAGCCCATCAAAGAATTTCAGAAGCTTATAATGTCAGGTGGTATTGTTTTAGAGAAAAATATATTAACAAAGTGGATGATATCAAATGTGGTTGTTAAACAAAATCACATGGGCAATCTTTCAATTGATAAATCAAGTAGAAGTAAGAAGATAGATGGTTTAGCAAGTATTTTGAATTCGTTAGGCTCGTTCCTAGATAGTCCAAGATACTCATATGAAGTTCATTAAAAATAAATATTTAAGTATTTACACTTTTCATCAATTTCAATATATTTATAATAAACACGATAAACAAATGAAAAACTATTTTAAAAGGAATGAATTTCTATTATCTGAAGAAGGAATTAGAAAGTTTAATACATCATCACAACTGAAAGTTGAATATAAGGAAGAACAACCATTTGAAGATGATTATAAAGAAGAAATTATTATTGTCACTTCTGAAAGAGAAATGTCACATAATGAAATAATGTATTTTACAGGTAAATATAGAAATTGTAGAATAGTAAATAACCTATCAAAAAATTCTATTATATCAATGCCATTAAATTATACACTAGACACAATGACTGTGATAAAGGTAATTTAAAATCCACTGGAGTAATATATAGTATTATTTTACAGATATTTACTAATTAAGGAAATTTAGTGATAATTAAAAATTATTAGCGTATTTAAAAATGTGTGTACATTATTAAAAATGTATATACATTTTAAAACATATACGCTATGAACTTTATTCAAAAGATATTCAACAAGCCAGAAACAAGAAGTACAATAGAAGATTTTCAAAATCCAATATTAGGTACACTTTCATTTGGTACTTATGGTGCATACAATCAAAGCAAAGCTTTAAAACTATCAACAGTATATAGATGTGTAAATCTTATATCAGATAGTATTGCTTCACTTCCATTATATCCATACATCTGGAAAGGTGATTGGAAATACATAGATGAAAGTAATACACTATACAACATATTGAATGTTCAACCAAATTCATTTATGGGGTCCTATCTATTCAAGAAACAAATCTTGGTTAATATGTTGCTCAAGGGCAACGCATACATTCTGATTGATAGAGCGAATTCTGGAACAGTACTTTCTTTAACATTATTGAATTCTGATTATGTTCAGATATATATCAACGGTGCATTGATATCAACAATATCAGATTTTACAGCACTTGGCCCTGATGTAAAAATTACATATTACAATCAGTTAACAGGTAAAGAATATGATAAATCACAGATAATACACATACCAAATTATGTACGTGATAATGGAATTGAAGGTGTTTCAACCTTAACATACGCCGCTGATACTCTTGGACTAGCCTCATATACTAATGAACATTCATCAAACTTCTTTAAAAGTGGTTCAAACCTGGCTGGTATTCTTAGACCTGTAGCAGGTGGAACATTATTAAAAGGTCAGGCGATTAAAGCAAAACAGGACTTTATCAATTCATTATCACCTGCCGTTGGCGGTATCAGCGGTGGAATAGTGGCCCTAGATGCAGGCTTGGAGTATCAGAGTATCACAGTAAATCCAAAAGATAGTCAAATGATTGAAAACAAGGCGTTCAGCGTTCTTGAAATTTGTAGGTACTTTGGCGTTCCGCCATCACTGGCATTCTCTGAAACTGGAAAATATTCAACCGCAGAACAGCAAAGTTTGGACTTTTTGAATAATGGTTTACTACCATTGATTGAGAAGCTCGAGAACGAGCTATTTCGCAAGCTATATCTTCCAAGTGAATGGCCAACATCAGATTTAAAATTCGCCGTAGATAATTTAATCAGATTGGATGCAGTAACTAAAGCAAGTGTATTAACACAATTAATAAATGTTGGTGTTAAGACTGTAAATGAAGGCCGTGAAATGTACGATGCTAAATTTCCAGTTGCAGGTGGTAATAAAGCATTCATCAGTACAAACCTTCAACCATTGGATAATCCTGTAGTAACAGGGCCAACACCAGTTGATAATAAACTTAAACAATAATAGAATAATATGGAAAATATATTTGAAACAAGAACAGCAACCGAAATAAGAGCGAATACAGAAACAGGTATCATTAGTGGTACTGCCATAGTATTCAACCAAGAAAGTAATTTGCTTGGTGGACAATTCCGAGAAATAATAAAACCTGAAGCCGCAACTGAAGAATTTTTAAGAAGTCAGGATATTGTAATGAAGTTCAATCATCAGCCAGATTCTATACTTGCAAGATATAGAAGTGATGGCCAAAGAAATTCATTATCATTTAATGTTGATGAACGTGGTGTTAACTTCAGTTTCAAAGCAAAAACTAAAGATGCTGGTTTACTTGAAAGTATAAACGCTGGCGATATCAACGCCGCTTCTTTCGCCTTCAGAGTATCGCCCGAACCAAAAAGTGAAAACTGGGAAAAAAGAAATGATGGAACATATCTAAGAACAATTTCAAAGTTTGATGTGGTTAAAGATTTTTCATTGGTTATTGACCCAGCATATTCAGCAACATCTATATCAATGCGTGGACTTGATGAACTTAAAGCCAAAGAAGAAGCTGATAAGTTGATTAAAGAAGAAGAAGAAAGAAAAGCACAAGAACAACTTAAAAGAAATGAAGAAGAACAAAAAAATAGATTGGCTGATTATTACAAAAAATATGAAGATAAAATCAATCAATTAAAAAAATAAAAATAAACAGCGTATTTAAATAAAAATATTCAATGGATTTAAATCAACTTATTGAACAGCGTAAAGTTAAACTTTCAGAAATTGAAGGAATACTTAGTAAAGCGAAACTTGAAAGCCGTGAAATGTTTACAAGTGAAAATGAAAAATTCAACACTATTAATGTAGAAATTGAAAACATTGATAAACAGATTATAGGAAAACAAAAAGTAGTAATAACAAATAATAAAATAAATATAAAAGAAAATAGAACAATGGAAAAAAATAAATTTAGTTTGCTTTCAAGTATAAGAGATTATGTTGAAGGTCGCGGAACTTCTGAAGCAACACTTGAAATGTTGGAAGCAGGTAAACAAGATATGGTGAAAGCTGGGCTCTCAAGCCGTGGTCAAATTATATTACCTTTTGAAAACAGAGCAATTGTAAACGCTACAACCGCTGGACAAGGTGAATACGCAATCGCAGAACAGAAACTTGATATGATTGGTGCTTTACGTGGTAATCTTGTGGCCGTTAAAGCAGGTGCAACTTTGTTATCAGGATTAAAAGGAACTGTGTCAATTCCTGTATACGCTGGGACATCCTCAGCATGGAAGGGTGAAAACGTTACCGCAGTTGATGGTGCTGGTGCTTTCACTGAAGTTACTTTGGCCCCAAAGCGAATTACAACTATTCTCGATATATCTAAAATGTTCTTGAATCAAGATACAACTGGTGCTGAATCATTGTTAATGTCAGATTTAACATCAAGTATTCTTTCAACATTGGAAAGCGCAATTTTCAGTACATTCACAGGTGACACAGCACAGCCAGCAGGTATATTAAATGGTATGTCAAATACATTTTCAGGAAAAACATCATTTGCTGGAATCGTATCTTTAGAATCTGCTGTTGATACATCAAACGCATTAACTGGAAATCTTGCTTATATTACTACACCTTCATTACGTGGTGTTGGAAAAACAACTGCAAAAGCATCTAATGGTGGTACATTCGTTGTCGAAGGAAATACCGCAAATGGGTATCCGATTTATAGTACTTCACATATGGCTGATGGAAAAGCAATCTTTGCTAACTGGGCTGATTTGATTATTGGTAACTGGGGTTCTATTGACATCACTGTTGACCCTTATACACAGGCTCATCTTGGAGTTGTAAGATTAGTAGTTAATACTTATTTCAACTTCGCAAAAAGACGTGATGTTTCTTTTGCACTCGCAACCGCTTACTAATCTTAACTGATAAATAATATTGAACCATCGAGAATTAAATCTTGGTGGTTTTTTTATTTCAAATAAGGCGTATTTAAAAGAAAGCAAATATGAATACTATATTGGATTTAAAGCGACAACTGAACATTGAAAGTACATATACAGATGAAGACACTTCATTACAATTATATCTTGATGTTGCTGAAGCATCTGTATTATCAGAATTGAATTTATATACAGGTACTACATCAGGATATACAGGAACATATCAACCTGTAATGTTGAAACAAGCGGTATTGTTATTCGCTGCACATCTGTACACAACCAGACAAATAGTTTCATTTGGTCAGGCTTACAAAATTCCATACACATATCAATATTTAATAAACCCTTATAAAGATTATACTATTGCATAATGATTTGGGGTAATTTGAGATATAATATCATAGTAAAAAGTTTATCATCAACCAGAGATACAAACAATGGTTCTGCTGTTGATGTGTATGTACCTAAGTACAATTTGAAGGCTGGTATAAAATCAAGTACAGGTTCAAGAGTTATAAACAACAGCGAAATTTTCAACACTAACACAATCACTTTTACAACTCATTACAGGAGTGTAATTGATACCGATAGAATAGAATTCAATGGTTATGATTATAAGATAATGATGGTTGGTGAAATTGGCTGGCGTGAAGGTCTGGAAATAATTTGTGAAAAGATAAACGAGTAATCGAGTAATGGAAACTGATTCAAAAATAAGATTAATCAATGATAAGGAACTGATGGCGTTGTTTGATGAACTTATTCCAAGTGTTCAAAATAAGATAATTGTTAATGGTTTAAAATCTGCGGCTAGTATAATAACCAAACAAGCCAAACAGAATTTCAAAGGAACAAAGAAGAACAAAAGTAAAACAGGGTACAAAGATTTAAATAGTAGTTTCAAAATTAAACCAATGAACAAAGAACTTGGTGTAATTGCAGGTATGCAACACCGCGAAGGTTATAAATACAGATTCTTGAACTATGGTACTGAACAAAGAAGTTATAAAACAAAGAAGGGTAAACAACATGATATAGGTAAAATTGTTGGTAGTAATTTCTTCACTGATGCGGTGAATAGTAAGAAAGAAGAAGCAAACAAGAATATCCAAGATGAAATTGTAAAATCAATGAATAAGACGGTGAATAAGTGGAACAAGAAATATAAGATGTAATGTGCCCGACTATCCAACTAAGATTTTCAGATAAGAAAAAAATAATAACACCAAAGATAAATAACCTGAATCATTCAGCGGTTTACAACACAACTACATGGCGAGAATTACGATTATATTATTTATCAAAAAATCCATTGTGTGAAATTTGTAAAGAGAATGATAAAATAACACTGTCTCAAGAGGTACATCATAAGATTCAGATTAGTACAGGAAAAACAAAAGAAGAAAAGCAAGAAATCGGATTCGATATAAACAACTTACAGGCATTATGTACAGAATGTCATAAAAAGATAGATAAAATTAGAACATATGGCAATACAACTAAATAACGCAGTATATACGCTTTTAGCATCATATACAGGACTTACAGCCATAGTTGGTACAAATGTATTTCCGATAATCGCACCGAATGAAACACCATTACCATTCATTGTAATTGAAAGGGATTTTACAACCAACTATACAAAAGATTATGTAAGTATGAATGATAGTAATGTTGAAATAACAATACTTAGTACTAATTATAATCAGGGTGTACAAATATCAGCACTTGTTGATAATATATTAAATAATTATAAAGGTTCAACCAGTGGAATCAACATTAGAGATTGCCGTTTAATTAATTGTACAGAAACATATCAAGATGATGCGTTCATTCAAAAATTGATTTACGCCGTGAAAAACAATTAATAAAGAAGCGTATTTAAATGAAATAATAATAACAGAAATAAATAATATAACAACATGGGTGCAAATTCAAATCAAATCGTATATGGTGGTGAAATAATGATTTTCCTTAATCCTACTGGAACAACTTCAAATGGTTCATATCCAGCCGCATTTAGTACATCAGCAAAATTAACGGTTAATCTTGGTACAAGGGAAATAAGTTCAAAGGATAGTGGCGATTGGAAAGAATTCGCAGGAGCAAAATTTGAATGGGATGCAAATTCTGAACACTTAATGAGTTTAGCAGGTTTAACTGGAAATACGCTTTCAACTAAACAGGTGTATACAGCATTTTTAACAAAAACACCTATATTTTTAGCAATGGCAAGTACAACTGGAACTTCACCATCTTGGACAATGGCCAGTTCAAAAATTAATCTTAGTGGTGCGGCGTTGATAACATCAATGGATTTAAACGCGTCAGATAATGATAATGCAACATACAGTATCAGTTTAAAAGGTTCTGGAACACTTTCAATATCTTAAAGAATTTCTTCTTTTGTTTATCAGGTTTTAGTTTTGGGTGTGAATTGTTCACACCCTTTTTTTTAACTTCTATTTTATATATCGTATTTAGAATAAACTATTATAATGATAAAAGAAACAACAATTACAATTGGCGATAAAGAATATCTAATTAAAAAATCTTATCGCTCACTATTAGAATTTGAAGAACAAACTGGAAAAGCAATAACTAGCATGCAAGAGACGCTGAAAGATTTACTGATGTTTTTCTATTGTATAGTAATATCCAACAACAAAACACAATTTAATTTTTATGAGTTTGTAAATCTTATTGATGAAAATCAAGAAGTGATGGAAAAATTCAATAAATATTTAGTTGATAGTGCAACAACAAATGAAGATTTACCAGTAAAAAAAAAGAAGGTAAACCAGTCAAAATAATAGATATATATAAACAGGTTGTTGGCAGGGGTAAGATATCACCAACATATTTTCTTGATGAAATGTCATTACCTGAAGTTGAAGCAATACTTAAATCAGTATTTGAAGAATATAAAGATAATTGGGAACAAACAAGGTTTATAACTTTTGTTAATGCGGCTTCATCAGGTGCAAAAGTGAAATCACCAACCGACATAATGAAATTCAGTTGGGAAACTTCAGAGGAAGAAACACAAGAACCAACCGAACAACAGCGATTACAATCTCAATACGATTTAATTAATGCGTTTAATTCGCCTGATAAACAGGTGTTCAAACCCTAATTTATTAATACTAATTCAAAGCGTATTTAAAATAAAATATTAACATGGCTAAATTTGACCTTCTCACAACGCTTTCATTAAATGCCGCAGGCTTCACACAAGGTATTGACCGAGCGAAAAAAAGTACGCAGGGTTTTCAATCAATGTTAAAAGGAATTGGTGGAATGGCCGCTGGGTTTTTAACTGTTGGGGCAGCTGTAGAATTCGCAAAGAAAGCAATTGATGCTTCACAAGGTTCAGCCGATAAGTTTGAAAGAATAATGGGCGGTGTGAATACCACAACTGACAGATTTTTTAACATGATATCAACTGGAGATTTTTCAAACCTTATTGATAATCTAACTAAAGCGGCAGAAGCAGGAACGGATTACGCCGATGCAATAGATGAAATCAATGAAAGAAAATTAGGTTTAGATTTAGAAGCATCAGTTGTATCGCCATATCAAAAAGAACTTGAAGCAACATTCAGAGATAAAGAAAATGACCCAGAAAAAAGACAAGAAGCATTAAATGTATTCAGAAACATTGGAAATGATATTGCAACCAAGGGTATTTCTATTGCTAATGCGGCTGTTATTGCACAAGAAAATTTATTAAAAGGTAAAGGTGTGGAAGCGTCAAAATTGAAAGAACTTTTTATGTCTTACAATACCAATATTACAACAATTCAAAGTGCTAATGAAAAAACTGCTAAACTAAATGAACTATGGATATTAAGAGAAAGGCTTTTAAAAAATACTAATAGTGTTACATATACTGAAGACCTTAAAAGGAATAGGAAAGCATTAGATGATTTTTACGCATCAATGACTGAAGATGAAAAGTATTTTGCTGATTTAATAAGAACAAATGATAAGACTAAAGAAACTGATTTAACTAAATATCTAGAAGTTTTAAAACTTCAGGGTAAAGCAGAAGAAGACCTTGCATCAGTTAAAGTTGAAACACTTAAAATTGGTAACCAAATAACAAAAGCAGTTGAAGAAGAACTTGCCGCAGAACTTGCCGCAACAGAAAAAATAAGTATTTTAAAAGGTCTTAAAAAAACAGACATTAAACAACCTTTTGTAAATGGTGGAAATACTGGACAATTTACGCTTGATGGTTCAACTGTAAAAACAAATGTATCCAATGAATTGGTTAAAATGAATACAGATAAAACAATGTCGCAAATAATATATAATAACTCACTTCAAGATGCAATTGTTAAAAATGAAGAACTAGCCGCTGTAGAAGAACGAAAAAATAAAATTCTTTTAGATGGTGTATATGCACTTGGTGGAGGTGCTAGTTCGATAAAAGAATATGGTAAACAGGTAATGAATACAATCAGGAGTGTAATTAGTGCATTATTGGCTGAAACTATCGCAACAGCAATCGCAAAATCAATGAGGTTCGCAAAAAATCCTTTTATTGGTTTGGCGTTGGGTGCTATTACAGGTGGTTTGGCTGCTTCTCTATTCAATACAATTGTTCCAGCGTTCGCCAATGGTGGTATATCTTCTGGGGGTATGGCGTTGGTAGGTGAACGAGGCCCAGAATTGGTTAATCTTCCAAGCGGTTCACAAGTGTTTTCAAATAGTCAATCATCGAGAATGTTTGGTGGCGGTGGTGAAGTGCTGATAAAATTTCAGAATGGTTCATTGGAAGCGTACATGGATTACAATAATAGAAAATCAAATTCATTTAGATAATGGCGTACGGAATTAAATATAAAACGTCATATATAAGGCGTTCTGGAAATACAACTACAATTACAATAAGTGAAAATGGTTATGGTGGTTCTGTTACAACTTTAATAGCAGATGCAAACCCATTGATAATTACAACATCAGGTAATATAAATAACATCTATGAACCAACTTTAGGTTCTGGGGCTGTTATTAATGTACTGGCTTCACCTTTATCAATGATAAATCTATTTACAACAGACCCACAGAAATATAAAGTAATTGTTTACGATGGTACAACAGGTGGAACAATAACATGGCAGGGGTTTATTTCAACAGGTGTATATAATGAAGATTATTCAGTTGGTGGTACACAATTAGTACCAATACAAATAACTTGTAATGATGGAATGAAAATTTTAGAATCTATTCATTATAAAAATAATGGTGTTTTATATAGCGGAAATACTCAAATTGGTTCACTCATAAATACGATAGTAGGAAAACTTGGAATTACTTTTTCAAATGTATATACATCAATTAATTATACACTGGATGGTACTAATACAAATTTATTTACAGGACTATCAGTAAACAATGAAAATTATATTGATGAATCAGGTGTTGCAATGAGTTGTAGGGAAGTGTTAAATTCAGTTCTTGGCGGTTTGGGGTTAGTAATGTGTTTTAATGGCTCAAATGTAAATGTTATAGACCCGATTAATTTACATACTGCTTCAACTGGCAAAGTATATAGTTTACCATCATTTGTGGAATCATCAACAACGCTTGGCGGTTATGTTGATATTTCAGGTACTACATTAGGCTGGTATGAAACAGGAACAAATTTAGATATAGTTGCACAAGTAAATGAAGTAGAAGTAAGTTATGACCCTTTTAATTATACTTCAATTATTTACGATTTTAATAAAAATATTAGTGGTGCAGGTAGTTGGAGTAATCCCACAGGTTATTTTTTTAATAATGGTGTAATGTTTAAAAATTGGTCACAAGCTGAAAGCGGTCATTTTATTGGAGTAAAAGAAACAGCAAATGATACACCTATTTATGCACTTTATTTAAATAATAGTAATACATCAATAACATATACAAGTAATATTAATTTGAATTCAGATGATACTATAATAGTAAATCTAAGTTTCGATTCATTTTTACAAACAAAAGAAGTTAGTTCAAACATCTATAAAAGTTCTTCAAGTTTATTTCCTGTTAATGCTTACTTTTTACAATGTAGTATAATGGTTGGTAACCAATACTGGAAAGATGACCACTGGGAAGCAGGTACAACAGGTAACTATAAACAATTATTAACTGTTAGAGATTGGGAAATATCTGAAGCACAATATGTGGCAAATAAATCATCCAGCATTGTTAATGATGTTTGGGAAACAGCAAAGAAATCAGTTCCACTTTCAGGTACAACAGGTGGAAGCTTAACATTTATTATTTATGATTATTGGACTGGCACAATGGTTTTTCCTGTTACATATCTTCCAAAAGCATATTTATTAAAAAATTTTAATCTTCAATTTGTTAATCAATACGGTGTTATTATTGAAAATACTGGTGTTCTAAAAACTGGTAATATAACAAATAATACAACATATAAAAGTAATAATACAAAAGTAGAATTAAAAAACGGAACGGGTATTTATGGTATTAGTAGAGGGTCATTTTTAAATACATCAAATAACTCAATTTTAGGTTTATATAGGTCAGGCGATGGAACTATACATAATACAGCCGATTTAATTTTACAATCAATTGTTTCACAATATAAACAACCGAGGTTTAAACTTTCTGGTGTTTTAGATGTATCATCATTTTTATATAATATTCAAAATTACCTTATCACTGATAATAAATATTTGGTTGGTAAAAGTTTTTATATAACCAGCGGTACTTATAATGATGGTGATGAAAGTATGAATGTTGAAATGTTGGAAATAACGAATACAAGAGAAACGATTTAATTATGGCTATTAATATAACAGAACAACCACTTTTACCTGTACGACGGGATAAACAAATAGCAACAGGGTTATCTAATAGTTCATCATCAAGTGTTGGTGTTGGTGGTGGTTCATCATTAGAAAATGTTTACTGGAGCGGTACAACCTTAGTTATCGCTGGTAATGTATTAGTTTCTGGTGATACAATGTCGCAGGGTGAAGTAATTGCGTTTTATGGAACTGCGGGAACAAGTGGAACTTCTGGTGCAAGTGGTTCTTCGGGAACAAGTGGTTCTTCTGGTACATCAGGTGAAACAGGTGTAAGTGGTTCTTCGGGAACAAGTGGTTCTTCGGGTGGCACTGGGTCAAGTGGTTCTTCAGGTTCAAGTGGTTCTTCAGGTTCAAGTGGTACATCTGGAACAAGCGGTTCTTCAGGTTCATCAGGTTCATCTGGTACATCAGGAACAAGGGGAACATCTGGAACAAGCGGTACTTCAGGAACATCAGGTTCAAGTGGTTCTTCAGGTTCAAGTGGTACATCAATTACAACTGATGGAATAGTAAACAGGATTGCTAAATTCAATAGCAGTACTAATGTAACTAATTCAATTATGTCAGAAACTGGAACTACTATTTCAGTCGCTGGTGATTTTTATGTAAATGGAACTATCAGAGCAACTGGAGAAATAACCGCCTTTTTTGGTACTGCGGGAACAAGTGGAACTTCTGGTGCAAGTGGCTCTTCAGGAACAAGTGGCTCTTCAGGAACAAGTGGTTCTTCAGGCGGTACTGGCTCAAATGGCACATCAGGTTCAAGTGGTTCTTCAGGCGGTACTGGCTCAAATGGCACATCAGGTTCAAGCGGTTCTTCAGGCGGTACTGGCTCAAATGGCACATCAGGTTCAAGCGGTTCTTCAGGAACAAGGGGAACATCAGGAACATCAGGTTCAAGCGGTTCTTCAGGCGGTACTGGCTCAAATGGCACATCAGGTTCAAGCGGTTCTTCAGGAACAAGGGGAACATCAGGAACATCAGGTTCAAGCGGTTCTTCAGGTTCATCAGGAAGTTCGGGAACTGGGTTTAGTACTATTGCAACGCCTTCAAATAATAGAGTGCTAACAAGTGACGGAACAACAAACGCCGCAGTTGCAGAAGAGAATGCAACATTTGATGGGTCATCATTACTTCTTAGAGGTAATCTATCAGTTACAGGAAATACAACAGCAACAGGTGAAATAACAGCACATTCATTAACGGTTAACGGTTCTTCTGCATCAGTGGCAGCCAGTTTAATAAATAGTAATTCTACTGGATATGGATTAAAAGTTCGAGGTGGAAATGGTGCACAATATTCATTAAATGTTGCTAGTTATAATGATACTAGACTTTTTACTGTTTATGGTGATGGTGTGGTTGATGGTATGTCTTTACGAATGTCTGGTGAAATAACAGCATATTATTCTTCAGATGAAAGATTGAAAACAAACATAAATTGCTTTTGTGCATCTGAACTAATAGCAAAAATACAGCCTGTTACATTTCAATGGAATGACACAGCCAAAGAATTAAATACTACTAAAACAGATGTAATAAATTATGGTGTTATAGCACAAAATATTGAAAATGTTGCACCTGAATTAGTTCATAAAATCTATGAAAATTATAAAAGTGTTGATTATATCCAACTGATACCTATTTTAATTCAAGGAATGAAAGAACAACAGAAACAAATTGATTTGTTAATGAAAGAAATAAACTATTATAAAAACAGTAAATAAAATGGCATTACCACAAACAGATATAACAACCGCCGCAGTTGGAACATATATAGGATTAGCGTCTGGAAATGTTTCCACATTATGTGCAAAAACAGGATTGAACAAATATAGCTTTTATGCACCAGGTCAGCTTTCAGTTGACGCAAACAAAGATGTTGTATTAACACCGCCAAGCGGCGGTTATAAACTTGGTGATTTTCGTCTATATGATAAACTTGCATTAACACCTTCCGCACAAGCAAACTATCAGCAGAACTGGGGACCAGCCTTAACAAATTATACTTTTGCGGTTTCTTGGTTTCCTCAGAATATGAACATAAAAGATTTTAGTATTTCTGGCGATTATGTCACAATGAATTTTTACTCTACAGCAACAGATAGAACAAATGAAGCTAACAGAAGATTTCAACAAATTAATTCAATTTCATATTCAGCGATAACGCCATTGGTTGGACATTCAAGAACAACTTCTTACAATGCAGGAAGCACACAAGCACCTGTTTATATAAATAATTTTCCTGTTAGTGGTTTAACAACACCTGACCAAATATTGTATTTGGAAACTTTCATTTCTGATATTGCAGGGAATAGAAAAATAAATCTTGGAGTAAGAGCAAACAATTATACAACCGTAACAATGCATCAAAGCCAAACGCCTTATATGGTTAGAAGTGGAAATATTACACCAGTTCCTACTGGTTATACTGCCTCTTGGATAGAAATTACACCAGCGTCAACACTTTGCGATACAGCAACTAACTTAAATCAAACTTTTGGTGGTACAACATATTCTTTCTATGCAAGAATAAGGGGTGTATATAGTGCAGCAAATAGAATAATGCAACAATCCACTTGTTCAGTTACTTTAACTTTGCGTGGTGATGCTCAAGTTGTAAAATCTACCGTGCTTAATTATTCAGGTAGTGCAACACTAATTTCTGGTACATTATCAAATGGTAAAACATGGGCGTATGATGATGTTGCAACAATAACCTGTTCAGCAACATTTCCAACAACGCCACTTTATACTACTTGCTAGGAATTTTTTCTATTATCGTTGTATTTATAATAAAATAGATTATATGAAAAATTCACTAAAATTAATAGGTTTATTCCTTCTTTTTATCATAATCGGATGCACGAACAAAGAAGATAGAATAATGAATTCACTTGAAAATGTTGATAAAAAACTTGGTGCGATTACAAACCAGTTATCTGTTCTGACACATAATGATTCAATAATGAATATACAATTGAGACATTTTCCAACCTCATCGCCTGTAAGTATTTCAGATATGCAAAGAATTACTTCAACATATTCAGAAAGAACTGACCCTATTACAGGAGAAAAAAAAATGCACTGGGGTATTGATTATGCAGCACCCCAAGGGACCGAAGTTTTTGCAAGTGCTGATGGTATAGTAAAAGAAGCTAATAGAAAAAATGGTTATGGTAATCGCATTAGTATAAATCATATGAACGGATATGAAACAAGTTATTCACATTTGAATAGTATGATTGTTAAACCGAACCAGAAAATAAAAAAAGGTGATAGAATTGGAACAGTTGGTTCAACAGGTTATTCAACTGGCAACCATCTTCATTATGAAATAACTTTCTTATCAAAAAAAATAAACCCTAATAATTTTATTTAATGATGAACTTCTTAAAAGAACTGGTGACAGATGGGTCTGGAGTATCATCAAAGAGGTTCATATCTCTTGCAGGAATGATTATCTTCTTGGGTGTTATTATTGCTTCAATGTTGGGTAAAGTATTCCCAGATATCATTATTTTAAGCCTGGTAACCATAATACTGGGTAATGGAGCAATGACGCTCTTTCCAGTGAAAAAAACAGATAATAATAGTTAATAATAGTTAATAAATCAAATATGGAAAAAGGAATTTTTACAACAGAACAAGAAAAGAAACTGGCGGTGTTATTAGATGACGCCATCAAACTTAAAGGCGTACTTGAACTAATTGATGGCGTTGTTTTCAAAGCGTTGATTACGCTCTTGGATGATACCGCAATTGATAAACTACCTGAAAAGATTAAATCAAACCTTTCGGAACTTGCGAACGCAATAATGAATAATGATGTTGAAACATCTGAACAAATTGCAACCGATTTGATAAATGAATTGGTTAACGTGCCAAAACTTGATGAAGAAAGCGAAGGTTTATTAATTGGTGCTTTGGTTAGATTAATTGTATCATCAGTTTTGAAATGGATTGAAGGGAAAAAACAATTACCTGTAAAACTTAACTTGCACATATATTAAAATAAAAAAGGGGTTATCAATTAACCCCTTTTTTCATAATCTTTAATAATTACTTTTTTCTTTTTAGTTCTTCCAACCGTTTTTGACGTTCTGCAATTTCATCTTCAAGTTTCTTTATCTCGCCATCCTTTAATTCATTTATTCTTGTGTCACAATCGTTGATTATCTGATAAAGTAATGTAACAGGTGTATCAAGATTTTTAATACAATGCTGAATAAAAAATGACGCGTGGTCTACCTTATTAATGAATGAAGAAAAAACAATACCTTTGTTTGGCTTACTCATTAAATTTTCATTAACGATTTCAGCAACTTCGGTTGGCGTGAATGTACCTTCTTTTTTTTCCTTTGGTGACATATGATTATGTTTTAAGTTTATAATGCTTCAAATGTAAAGCGGATATTTGATACTACCAAATGAAAGACCCGCTGAAATGGGAGTAACAGCGGGTCTTTAAAAAACCAAAAATCTAAAACCAATCAGATATACTATAAATATATCGAAAGTTTGGAAAAGTGTAAATAGTTATGAAATATTTTTTTTACTTGGTCTAAGAATCAAAAATTCTTTACCATTAATTAACCTAATAACTGCACCATCGTTATCAATGTTGATTGTTTCAATTATTTTCTGTACTGTTTGTTTCTCTATATTGGTATCATTGGGATAATCCAAGTTAAATATCTTTTCCATTTCTTCATCATTGATAGAATTAATAGAAGCAAGTGTTAGTTCAGTATTAACAACAATCTTTGTATTTGATATCTTCACATTAAGAACATCAATTTGTTCTTGTAATGTATTTACATACTCTGTACTTGTATCAAATTTTTCATCAAATTTCTTTTGTCCAATCTTGGTGATGTTATTAATCAGATAATTCTGATGAACCTTTTCTTACATCTGTTATCTGGCGGTCGTTAGTCTGTTTATCTGTACTTACGCGATAGAACGCTACACAAACAGGTTGATTTTCAGTTGATTTGGTCGTTTTAATGGTTTTCATTACCTTTGGTTTATTGGTTTGACACACCAAAGATAATAATTACATCAAATAATCAAATACCCTCCCCTGATTGATTTATTGATGTAATTTGTAAGGGGTTGAAAATATGATATATAATAATATAATTTAGAATGATTTAGAATAAACTATAATTTATTAATATCCCAAATTTTTAATTTAAAAATAACATAATCAGTATTTAGTGGGAATCTTACTTCTTGGAAATTATTCCACTAATATTCATATCGTGTATACTTCGTTTATTATTCTTTTCAACTATATCAAGAAAATTCTTGTGGTTGGTAATGTTAACACTTAAACCTTCTGGGTTATCGTGAATGTTCATATACAGGAAAAAACCAGATAAATCAGTTAAATCAGATGGTTTCAAAAAAGTAGAAAGGTAATTCACATAAAATGTTCTTAACTCCATATTATCTTTTATATTCCCTGCCTTCACAATCTTGATGATTTCACTGCGGTAGTAACTGCGGAGGGTTTCAACACTTTCTTTTACTGTTGATTGGTATTCAATAGTTGCAATCAATCGGTATAAATCCATATTGAATACTTCATCAAAGAACATCTTGGTGCCTGCAAACTTGAAAACATTCAACGGTTGGTTAATCACATTTGCGTCAAATTCAATTATGATACTGAAAACCTTTCCTTTATACTTCTTTTCAAGTTCCGCAACATTGGGTAATTCTGCCAGTGGCTTAAATCCAAATTTCTTACCTTCAAATATTTCTTCAGGGTTCATGACGCAATTTTTAAGTTAGGTTTCAAATATAGTGATTTCAATCATTCCACAAGATGACCTTAACATAAGTTTTACCCTGTTTTTCTTCGATTTCTCGAACAATAACATTTTCCACATGATAACCTGTCAACATTGACATAAAACCCTTTACAACGTCTGTATTTGACGTTCCAAAGGGTAATACATAAATCGGTTTTAGTTTTGGGTCTATTTGACGGTTTGAAAATTCCATAAACCATTTTTATCTTTCAGCGGTTCTTTATACCAGTTTTTATTTTCTTCATTAAATAACCAACCCATCGCCTGAAGAAATAGAAATACATCCTGACGCTGTTCTTCATTCTCATATGTGTTCGGTTGGGGTAATACTCGTGGTTCATACATTTCCTTGTGTAATCTTAAACTATTACTTTGACGCTCCTTCTGACATTCTTTACATTCACATTGGTATCTATTTCTGGATGCATTCCAATAAAATGCAATGATGGGTAGCGTTTCAGTACATCTATTACATCTTCGCTTGGTTGGTTGTGTCTTCATTCGTTTACTATTATCATTTGATTTTTATTCTTGTGATTCCATTTTACTATCTCCCCGCCAATGTAATATAATAGATGGTGCATCATCTTTCGTTCTTGTGTATACTAATAAATATATAAAATATACCGAAAAGATTTTTCAAAGAGAAATAAAATGTGTTAAAGTTTTATGATTGTTGTTAAAATAATAACTGTTGTTTTTTCGGGGACTGGTTGAAGTGATTGTTATATCTTAAAATATTTTTATTAACTATTTACACTTTTCGCGTTTGGGGTTATATTTATGATTGTGGCGTCTGACATAATACCACTAAAGATATTTTAGCCCCTTTGATGAATGTGAAGTCAGACGCACAGGATTCATCGGGGCTTAACTTTTTAATAAAATGAAGAATAACACAATTTACAACAGAACAACAAAGAACAACAACTTTGCAAGAATTGATAATGGTATTTCTAAATTACCAATTATTGAATCGGGAATAATGTTTAAAATTTTATCTAACGCTGACAGTTGGGAATTTAATAAAGAAATCTTTCAAAAGAATTCAGGTATTGGTAAAGATAGATTTTATAAATCTTGGTCTAATCTTATCAATCTTGGTTATATCGTTCAGAAAAAAGTGTCAGATGGTAAAAGCTTCGGTTGGAGTTACATTATTAATGAAATCCCATCTTCGGAAACTGTTGATAATAACCCATCGGTTGAAAACACACTATCGGATGGAATAGTTGATAATAACCCATCGGTTGAAAACACACTATCGGAAACTTTTACCAGTAACCGACAGGTTGATTTCCGACCGTCGGAAAACACACTATCGGATGGAATAGTTGATAATAACCCATCGGTTGAAAACACACTATCGGAAACTTTTACCAGTAACCGACAGGTTGATTTCCGACCGTCGGAAAACACCCTATTAACTACTACTAATATAAACAACGAAAAAACCGCTGGTCCAGATAAAGCACCAGATTCTAGAGAACTTTTTAATTTTGAAAAAGAAAAAGAAAAAGAAAAAGAAAAAGAAAAAGAAAAAGAAAAAAACGCTGGTCCAGATAAAGCACCAGATTCTAGAGAACTTTTTAATTTTGAAAAAGAAAAAGAAAAAGAAAAAGAAAAATTCCAACC